TCAACAGCCTGCGCCGGAGCACATCCACGCGTGAAGTGATCGGAGGTGCAGCATGAGCACCGATCTGACCTTCACGCCCGAACAGGTGCTGGCCACCCCGGCAGGCACGTTGGCGCAGCAACCGGCTGAACTGCTCTTCAGCATCAAGAGCGCCGCCGCTGATTTGTTGGCCGCTGGCAAAGCCCTGAGTGATCACATCGATCAGGCCATCGACTTCAAGTGGGGCGAGCGCGCCCGCAACCTGCGCCACGACGCTGGCAAGGACACCGGGGTCGTGCATTTCGATGACGGCGATGTGCGCGTCACTGCAGAACTGCCCAAGAAAGTCGAGTGGGACCAGACCCGCCTGGCCGACATGACACGTCGCATTACCGAGAGCGGTGATGACCCCAGGCAGTACGTCGAGATCACCTATCGCGTGAGCGAGACCAAGTTCAACGCCTGGCCCGAAACCCTCAAGTCCGCCTTCGAGGTTGCCCGCACGGTCAAGACCGGCAAGCCCTCGTATCGCCTCGCCCTCATGAAGGAGTAATTGCCATGTTCTTCAAAAAGAAAACTGCTGTTCAGAAATTGCGTGAGCGCCCTGACTGGTACGTGCGCGAACTGCCCGAGGAAATTTTCGTTCCGGCACTTGATGGGCATCGCCCAGATGACATGACCATCGCGCTGGAAGACGCCACGCTGGACGACCTGGCCTTTGCCATCGTTGGCATTGAAGCCCAGGTGGCACAAGCCCGTCGTGGTCTTAGTGGCCTGCGTGAACTCTATGAGCAAGCCCGCAAACGCGGAGGCAGCGGCGCCAATACGGTGTCCGAAGTGTTCTTCACCGACGAATTTGCGGAGGTGGCCAAATGAACCTGCCCATCATCACCGCAGACCAACGCCTGGCAGAGCGCCGTGGCGTCAAGGGCGTCCTGGTCGGCAAGTCCGGCATCGGCAAGACCTCCCAGCTCTGGACGCTGCCCCCGGCATCCACGCTGTTCTTCGATCTTGAGGCCGGTGACCTGGCTGTCGAGGGCTATGCAGGCGACACCATCCGTCCCCGCACATGGCAGGAGTGCCGCGACTTCGCCGTCTTCATCGGTGGGCCGAACCCGGCCCTGCGAGATGACCAGCCCTACAGCGAGGCTCATTTCCAGGCCGTGTGCCAGCGCTTTGGTGATCCAGCCGCGCTGGACAAGTACGAGACGGTGTTCGTTGACTCGATCACCGTGGCCGGCCGACTTTGCCTGCAATGGAGCAAGGGCCAGCCACAGGCCTATTCCGAGAAAACCGGAAAGCCCGACAGCCGTGGCGCCTACGGCCTGATGGGCCAGGAAATGATCGGCTGGCTCACCCATCTGCAGCACACCCGGCGCAAGAACGTTTGGTTTGTCGGGATCCTCAACGAGGCCTTGGACGATTTCAACCGCCGTGTTTTCACGCTGCAGATTGATGGCTCCAAGACCGGCCTGGAGTTGCCCGGGATCGTCGACGAGGTGATCACGCTTGCTGAGATCAAGGCCGATGACGGCAGCAGCTACCGCGCTTTTGTGTGCCAAACGCTCAACCAGTGGGGCTACCCGGCCAAGGACCGCAGCGGTCGCCTCGATGCCATTGAGGAGCCGGACCTCGGCCGGCTCATGCGAAAGATCGCCGGCCCCGCGCGTCCGGCCAGCGAGCGCCTGGACTTTGCCCGTCCACAGGCCAGCGTCGCTGAACCCGCCTCCAACACCACCCCCGCAATTACCTCTCAGGAGTCCTGATCATGACTTTCTTCGATTTCAACTCTGCCGCCGAGCAATCCAGCTACGACCTCATCCCCAAAGGCACTGTGGTGCGCGTTCGCATGACTATCAAGCCGGGTGGCTATGACGACCCGTCCCAGGGCTGGACCGGCGGCTATGCCACCCGCAGCATGACCACCGGTTCTGTTTACCTGAACTGCGAGTTCGTGGTGCTCGAGGGGCCGTTCGCCCGTCGCAAGATGTGGTCCCTCATTGGGCTGTACAGCGCCAAGGGTGCCGAGTGGACCAACATGGGGCGGACCTTCATCAAGGCCATCCTGAACTCCGCTCGCGGCATCAACCCCAGCGACAGCAGCCCGTCCGCTCAAAACGCCCGTCGCATCAGCGGTTTCTCCGACCTGGAGGGTATTGAGTTCGTCGGCAAGGTCGACTGGGAGAAGGACCAGAACGGCCAGGACAAGTGCGTCATCAAGTCTGCCGTCACACCTGACCACAAAGAGTACTCGGCGCACATGAACGGCGCAGCGCCTGCGGCACCCAGTGCGCCGGCTGCCAACGCCTATGCGCAGGCCACCGGACGCGCACCGGTGCCGGGTCGTCCCAGCTGGGCTCAGTAAGGGGGAGATGCCATGATTCTTCGCCCCCGCCAAGCCTTGCTTGTGCAGAGGACCCTTGCGGCCCTCGGCGAGCATGGCAATACCCTGGCCGTTGCGCCCACCGGGTCGGGCAAGACCGTGATGCTGTCGGCCGTGGCCGGCAGCCTTCTGGTTGAGCCCGATGCCAAGGCCTGCATCCTGGCCCACCGTACCGAACTGACCGGGCAGAACCGGTCCAAGTTCGGGCGCGTGAATCCTGGTCTAAAGACCTCGGTTTACGACGCCAACGAAAAGTCCTGGGATGGCAACGCCACCTTCGCAATGGTGCAAACGCTCTCGCGCAAGGCCAATCTGGAGCAGATGCCAACACTGGACCTGTTGGTCATTGATGAGGCGCATCACGCTGTCTCGCCCAGCTATCGCGAGGTCATCGACCAGGTGCTGGTCAAGAACCCGAAGGCTGCCATCTGTGGCCTGACCGCCACCCCGAACCGGGGTGATGGAAAGGGGCTGCGTGAGGTGTTCAGTAACCTGTCCGACCAGATCACCCTGGGCGAGATGATCGCCAGCGGTCATCTGGTACCGCCCAGGACCTACGTCATTGATGTCGGCACACAGGAAGCCCTGCGCAAGGTGCGGCGCACCGCCATCGACTTCGACATGAACGAGGTCGCGTCGATCCTCAACAAGACCCTGATCACGGAGTCCGTGATCACCAATTGGAAGGCTAAGGCGCGTGACCGCAAGACCATCGTGTTCTGCTCAACCGTTGAGCACGCCACGGATGTCTGCACGGCATTCAATCAAGCGGGCATCAATGCCGTCCTGATTCATGGTGAGTTGTCTGATGTCGAGCGCAAGGATCGGTTGGCTGCCTATGAAAACGGCAACGCCCAGGTGGTGGTCAATGTTGCAGTCCTGACCGAGGGTTACGACTACACGCCTACATCCTGCGTGGTCCTGTTGCGCCCGAGTTCCTACAAGTCCACCTTCATCCAGATGGTGGGCCGGGGTCTTCGCACGGTTGATCCGCAGGAGTTCCCGGGTCTGGTCAAGACCGACTGCATCGTGCTGGACTTCGGCACGGCCAGCCTCATGCACGGCGCACTGGAGCAAGAGGTCAATCTTGAAGGGCATGACCACGATGGGGAGGCACCCACCAAGGATTGCCCGGAATGCGGTGCCATCGTGCCTTTGGCAGTGATGGAGTGTCCGTTCTGTGACCACGTATGGGAGCGCTTGGAGACCCCGGATGCTGGTGTGCTCGACAAGTTCGTGATGAGCGAGATCGACTTGCTTAGCCGCTCGAACTTTCGCTGGTGCGACCTCTTCGGCGCAGATGACGCGCTCATGGCCACGGGTTTCAATGCCTGGGGCGGGATCTTCTTCCTCAACGGTCGTTGGCATGCCATCGGTGGCGGCAAGGGAATCAACACCTGTCTGCTGGCGGTGGGTGAGCGCACGGTATGCATGGCCAAGGCCGACGACTGGCTGAACGACCACGAATCCGAGGACTCGGCGCACAAGACCCGTCGCTGGCTCAACGAATCGCCCACACCAAAGCAGCTCCAGTATCTGCCGCCAGAGTTGAGGGCTGACTTTGGTCTGACCCGCTACCAGGCCTCGGCGCTGTTGTCCTTCCGGTTCAACCGCAACGCCATCGTTCGTCTGGTCAATGCGGCCAACGATGCCCACGCCCACCAGGTTCTGGAGGCTGCGTGAAATGTGCCGTCTGTCACCGCAAAGCCAAAGGGTTCGGCTGGTTCAACCCTCGTGTGCCCCATTCGGATCCTTCTCGCCACAACGACAAGTGGGTGTTCTGCTCGCGTCGCTGTCAGGAGGCCTTCTCCAAGCTCATGAACAAAACGGAGGGGCAGATGATCGACCCCAGTGACATGGAGATCGCCGCCATGCAGTCCTGCCTGGCCCCGCTGGGTGAGTACGTGGGCTCCATTGGCATGCAACGGCCACTGGCCGACTACAGCCGGCAGGAGGTTCTCACACTCATCGATGTGGTCGTGTCCGCTTATCAGGACCGCATGCTCGAAGAGCATGAACGCATGGCTGCCAAGGACCGTGCCTTCCTTGAGCAGCGTATTGCCACGCAGGCTGCAGGCCGGCAGCAAGGACGGGTGTGATGCTGGACTTCAATCACCGTCCCAAATTTCATGAACAGGTCGGCTCGCTCATTGATGACGCGCTGGCGCTGGAGCGCGACGCGCAAACGCGGCGTGACTATCTGGGCGCTTCACGCCTGGGAGTCGCCTGCGAGCGTGCGCTCCAGTTCGAGTACACCCGCACGCCTGTGGATCCAGGCCGGGAGTTCTCTGGTCGATTGCTGCGGGTATTCGAGGTGGGCCACCAACTGGAAGACCTCGCCATCCGTTGGCTGCGCCTGATCGGGTTTGACCTGTACACCCGCAAAGCTCAGGGTGGTCAGTTCGGATTTTCCGTGGCGCGCGGCCGCATCAAGGGACACGTCGACGGCATCCTGAACAGCGGACCGGCGTCACTGGGTATGGGCTATCCCGCGCTGTGGGAATGCAAGACCATGAACGACAAGTCCTGGCGCGACACAGTCAAGAACGGTGTGGCCAAGTCCAAGCCCGTCTATGCCGCGCAGATGGCGATCTATCAGGCCTACATGGAGGCCAGCATTCCGGGGATCTCGCAGAACCCTGCGCTCTTCACAGCCATCAACAAGGACAGCCAGGAAATCTGGTTCGAGTTGGTCCCCTTCGATGGTGGCCTCGCTCAGCGCATGTCCGATCGGGCGGTGCGTGTCATCACGGCCACCGATGCGGGGGAAGTTCTTCCCCGAATCTCGACCACGCCAACCCACCAGGAGTGCCGCTTCTGTTCATGGCAGGAACGCTGCTGGGGTGGGTCTTGATGCATGAGTCTAGCTACTTCGACTTCAACGATGCAGCGGATCGCTTACCCGGGACGACAGAAGATATCGAAGGATTGCGCCATGCGCTGATCGATCGGCTCGAGTCCGTCCTGCTGTTCCTGTTCCCCCAAGGGCGTATCCGGGGTGGGAAGTTCTATGTGGGTGACATTGACGGTTCACCCGGCAAGAGCCTCGTGGTTGAGATGGAGGGCGCGCGACGCGGGCTTTGGTTCGACTTCGCCACTGATATGGGTGGCGATGTGTTCGATGCCTGGGGCCTGTCGCGCAACCTGTCCGTCAAGACAGATTTCACCCGGATCCTTGAAGAGGTTCGGCAATGGTGTGGCGTGGCGCCACCCATCAGCAAATCCATCAAGCGCGACGTCCGGCAGCAGCCGGTCGATGAACTTGGCCCCTACACCGCCATCTGGGACTATCAAACTGCCGACGGCACGCTGATCGCCCGGGTCTACCGCTATGACCCAGAGCCTGGCCGCAAGGAGTTCAGGCCCTGGGATGTGCGCGCCCGGATGTGGCGTGCCCCTGATCCGCGTCCGCTTTACAACCAGCCAGCCATGGCGTCAGCCAGGCAGGTGGTGCTTGTGGAGGGTGAGAAGTGCGCCCAGGCTTTGATTGAGCTTGGGGTGGTG